CCTACTACTACTTTTTGATTCGGTAATGTTACAAATTGATGAATACCAGATGTATAATTTCCATTAAAAGTTACTGTATTAATTCCAGTCTGAGCATCCGTTCTTGATTCGTATAATTGAACAGTTGTATTATTAATTACATCGACAAAATAACGAGAATTATCAGTTAAAGTTGATCCTGCTCCAATTCCAAGTCCAGTATTACCTGCACCAACTTTATAAATTACTTCTTCATAGTCTGAAAGTGTATGACTTGTTGAAAATGCAAGTTGATTGGTAGTTGTATTAATACCACCACCTTGAGATACTACTCTTCCATCAAAACTCATTTCTCTACTACGAGAAATAACTAATGGTTCAAGTACCGCACTTCCATTACCACCAGTAGCAGTAAGAGATATAACATCTTTAACTGCATAACCTTGCGGATCTACCAAAACATCTTTAATTGTTCCTTGAACAACCGCTTGAACTAAAGCAGTTGTACCAATACCAGTAGATATTTGTATATCAGGTGGATTAATAACATCATAATCTTCACCTTCTCCTAAAACATTTACAGAATCAAGAGGTCCATAATATATTTTATCATTACCTTTATAATTACTAATTTCTACACCATCAATTAAAAGTCCCGTAGTACCTGGTTCAGTTTTAGGTTGATTACCATCATCAATACGGGTATTAAAGGGGAATTTTTTAAGTATTTTTTGAGGTCCAATAGAACCAGTTTTTTGTGAAGCTAAAGTAAATTGATGACCTGTTTCAGTAACACTATCAGAAGTAGTATTTACTTTTATATAATCACTATTATTAATAAGTGCTCTAGAATTATATAATCTTATCTTTTTCTTATCGGTTGATCCTTCCGCTATTCCTACAAAATAATTACCAGTCTCTAATCCAACGTAAATATTATTAGAACCTACAGAATCATAAAAAATCTCATCACCATCAATAAAAGGAACTGTATTCTCAAATTCAATTTCACCATAACCTAATTCTTTAGTACCATCTGTTAATCCTTTTGCCTGAACAGATTGAAGTTGAAGATCTATAGGAATTCTATAATCAGGACCAGTTAATCCACTAGAAGATGGAATATCAATACCTGAAGGTAATGAATTTGAAGCTACATAAAAATTCTCATCCTTTTCAATATATAAATTTTGAGTATCCGATATAGTCTTATCATATAATAAAGGTACATACCTACTGGTAGGATTAGAAAGTTTTCTTCTTAAATCTATTTCATATGAAACAGAAGGTAATGCTTCAGTGAGTTCGATTTGTGTTGATTTTACTGACCACCACTCATCTAAACTTGCATTAATAATTGTCTTTACATAAACATTTGAAGTACCACCATGAATAACAGTATTAGAACCTCTTTTAAGAATTTCAATTTGATCACCAACTTTTAAACTTGATCTATCAATATCAGCATAAAGAATAAGAGTAGAACTACCACTTCCTTCTTTTATTCTATATCTTGTACTTGTATTGTATATCCACGAATTGGCAAAAATTTCCTTATAACTTCTATCTCTTATAGGGTTCTTAATTAAATCACCCAAATTCTTAACAGAAAGAATTTGATTTTCATCAATATCTACACTTTTCGATACTTGCTCAAATTTAGATAATACTCCAGTAAGTCTTAACTCTACTGTACTTGATGTATCTCCATCAGGATAACCAAAATAAATGTCATTATTTCTTATAATATCTGCACTATTAATTTCAGATACTATACCTTCACAACCATAGAATTGATTAATACCTTTATTAGTATAAGTAATATTAGTATTAGTTCCTGAAATAATATTTCCTGTTACTCCAAAACCTACAGTAGAATCAACCGAAATTACAGAAGATCCAATAGCAACTGGTTCTAAGCATTTTGATGCGGGAGTAATCGAAAAAGTTCCTTGAATAGAAGTTTCTTTATCATTAGGACCAAGGAAAAGGGAAAGTTTATAATATTGTTGATTAGAAGTTAATGCTACTCCTACTCTGGTAAATGGTTCTACTTCTGAAACAGATGCATTAGTAGTTAAATCACCTACTTTGTATATTGTTTGTCCTATTAATTTTTTAGGATCCCCAGAAATCACTTCTGCTATTATTATTTCTCTTCTAATATATTCTGCTGCCGAAGGTTTAATTAAATAATCTTCTAAATTTATAACTTTAGGAGTTTCTCCATAAAGTACATTGAATAAAATCCTAAAAGATTCATCCGTTCCCTTTGCTTCATATAAAGATCTAGCTTCTTTTATAAAATTACCAACATTAATATCTGGTTGAAAATCAACCTCTTCCATCCCTGGTGTAAGAGAGAATTTTAATTTTTTATAAAATTCCTTTAAAAATAAAGAACTTAAGTTCTTTACATTAGATCCTGAATCATGACTAGCTATACTAGATGTAGAAAATACTAATTCTTCTCTATTAAGTTCAGAATGATAACTTGTAATACCACTAAAACCACGAATACAACCTGTAAATGATGTAGGATTTATACCAGTATATGTAATAATTTCATCATCAATTTTAAGTAATCCATATTCATTTGGAAACCCTTTAGTATTATCAACAGAAATTGTAGTGCTAGAAGTAGTAATACCAGATGAAAGGGTTGTATTACCAATAACTACTTCAGGTGTAAGATTATCTACCTTTATATACTGATCTAAATTATCTGAAATATCAATTGGACCACCTTGATATTCCTGAGAAATATAATATTGTTTAAAAAAGTCAACCGCATTTGGATTTTCACTTACTACAAACTCAGGAAGTTGATTGTTGATAATTTGTTGAACCTTAACTCTAGATTCAAAACCAGTTTCTATCATATTACTTTTACTCTCGTATTAATTGTCCGTTTAAATAACTGGATGTGTAGAAATCCTTAATAAATGTGGTACCTGTAATTTCATCACCAGAACTAATTACATCCCTAACCATATTTATTTTACTTTCCGAAAGACTAAAATGTAAGTACAATTCCTTTAAACCGACAACATCATTTGATTCTGGAATGGCTTGAATTTCAACAACTTCTGTACCATCAACTGTACGTGTAATATTTACAGAATCAAGTAAAACTTTACCGTTAATATAATCAACAGTTCCAGCTGATGGAGCAATGACTCTAAAGGTACCCTCATTTGTTATTTCTATAAGAGAAAGAACTCCTGTTTTTAAATCACTATTAGGAATATCTGTAATATAAACAGGTTGACTATACGTAGAAATATAAAATCCTTTAGATTTAATATTATACCCCGTTGCCGTTACATGGAACTGATTTCCATAACATAGTACATATTGTGCAAATTGATTAAATGCCACCTTCAGATCCCTTCTAATACGGACTCTGGTAATATTTGAGGTAATGGCAGTATCTGTATTATCAATAACTTGTTGTACTTTACTATACTTAAATCTTCCACCAAACTTATTCATGTCAACAGAATCAGCATAAGTAGTTAAAGAATTAAGTACCATTGTTTTCAAAGAATCTATATTTGAAATCTTTGTATTATCATAATATACTGAAGAATCTATCTCTACATATAGCATCTTAAGGTCTTCAATTTTCTGATTAATACCAGATACAGTGTATTGTTTTAATTGTGATAAAATTCTTCCTTTATTAAAGTCTGAAACAAACGTACCATTTTTGGGTTTAATACTAATCAATACATTCCCAAATTCTGGTGGATCTAATTCTTCTCCACCTACAACAGCAACTGAATCTGTTTCGGGATAAATTTTCTTAATAATAGCCTCATAGTCCCTGGGAGTTACTGCTCTATATTGTGAAGAATATATTCTAGGAGCATAGTATTTAATAGAACTAATGGATTCAATATCAGATCCGTTTTGAGTAGCTTGAATTGTAGCTATTGAAGGGATTGCATTTAGAGATTTGGGAGTTGCAGTATTTGTTGATGTATCTAATTGTACAATTCTTCCAGAAAATTGAAGAGTATTATTTCCACCAATTCCATTTCCTGCTTTTCCATCTGTAACAATATATTGAACTGTAATAACAGATTCATTTTCTAATTTTTTACCAATATAACCATCTCCAAATAATAACTCATATCTTTCATCTTGTACTTCTTGTATTAAGAATATCTCTGAAGAACCATCTATATTTAAAATATTTTCAACTAATGAATATTCATTCCCTAAACCACTTTGATCAGGTCCTTTAACATATACTTTAATTGTAGAAGTATCAATATCTTTATTGTTTAATATAAATCTTTGATCTAATGAAGTATTAGCAGTAAATGTTCTGGATAAATATGCTCCTTCTTTAACTTCTATATTATTAAAATTAGCTTTATAGTGCTCACTATCTTTTATAACAGGAGATGTTATGTTTTCAGGTGTAGAAAGTAAATAAGAAGTTTCATTTGTATTCCCTACACATACTAATCCTGCGCTTAAGGTCGCTACAGACATCTCTGGGTTTACTGTACCAAAATCTGCAGTAAAGGATACAACGGCAGTTGCGGCAGTCTGAGAACGCGGTACATATCCTATATTTCTTGCTAACGATACTACATTCTCTCTGACAGTCGCAGAATCCAAAAAGGATTCATTAACAATCATATTAGAGTTAAATGCAGTAATATATGTGTTATAAGCTAACGTATCAATTAAAACTGAAAAATTAGACCCCTCAAAGTCAAAATCCGTGAATGTAGAATTCGCACGGAGATAGTCTTTGATTGAGGTCTTTATCTGATCAAAATCAAGATTTGTAAATTTAGTAAAAGGCATGTTATCTAGTTGCCTCTAAGAGGAAAGAAAATTCTTGGGTAGGAAATTGTTGCCCAATAATATCAAAGAATATTGTTACTTCAAATTCATTAAGATCAGGTTGAGGATCAACCAGAACTCTTACATTATTTACTCTTGGTTCGAAATTATCAACCGCAATTTCAATTTGAGCTTGAATATTAGATGCAGTACCAAAATCAACAAAATCGAACAAACTTTTATAAACGTCTGATCCTAAAAGAGGATTAAAAAATCTTTCGGTTGGAATCGTTTGTACAATATTACGTATTGAACGACGAATCGCATCTGTATTCTTAAGAACCTTCAAATCATTTGTTACAGGATGTGGAACAAAGGATAAACTAATATCTTTAAATGATCGGGATATCCTTGTGACAGCCATTATGAATAGAAGGTTTTTCTTTATTTATACCTACTTCTTAATATTTTATTTTTTTCCTTGTCCTCTATACTTCTTTCGAGCCGAGTTACGCGAAGTTGCCACGTATTTTGTATGCTTTCCTGTTCCTTGTCGAGTCTTCTTCGGGGGACTCGTAACAAAATCCCCTCCACTAATACCACCAACTGTTTTAGCCATCAATGTCCTCCAAATAAATTTCAGTCTTAATACTATCAGGATTGGGAGAACCTGTCTTATAAAACTGTATAGACAAATCCTCCATCCTGTTAAAATACTCTGATTGCCCTAAGGCATCAAAGAGTACTTCATCATCAATAAGAATTCTATATAACTCTTGTTTTCTCATGCCCCACTCTTACTCTTGGATCGCACCAGATTTCGAAACCTGCGTCTTTCGCATCTAGACAGAATGAAA